AAGGGCACGAGTAGTAAACAATGAAGCCGAAGTTCAAGAGCAGATAGACTTATTATCTTAAATATGCGTCACTACGCAAGGGGTGTATTTATGTGTTTTTCACGGAATGAGTCACGCATAGGCATACGGCAAAGAGGAGACACCGACGCTATATTACGCAAACTAGATGCTATGCACAGGGAAGTTACAGAGCTAAAAAAGCGTATAGGCATCTTAGAAGACATAGGACTTAATCATACTAAGTGGTTTATGGACTTATCAGAACTATTAAAAAGCATAGACTTTGATGAATCAAAAAGGTAATTTTATGTGTTTCCCAAAAGCTAAGAATAACAGTGTCAACCAAAATGCTGAAGTACTCTATAAACTAGAAGTTCTTTTAAGGAGAGTCCACTTTTTAGAAGAAAGGTTGACTTCTAGGTTAGAGAAGATAGAAAAGATGTTAGATCCGATAGAGTTTAAAGTAGTAGATGAACAAGAATATGACGGAGAGTAAAGGATGGATAGACCTTTGACGGACAAGGAGTTGAGAGAGCTTATAAGCGATCCAAAATTTAAGTCTCGGTTAAAGCAAAAGAGGGACTCAACGCTAGTTCTATTAGATGCGACATTAGAGGCCTTTGAGCATTACATGACTCATGAGCCATTACATAGGACTGATTTATTTTTAACTAAGAGCTGCTTACTAAAGGCGATTAGTGCCTTTGATAAGTTTCTCGAGTATGAGAGGTTAAGGGATGAGGATGAAAGAGGCCAATGAGAAAAGAAATAAGCTATTTAATGAGGTTAAACATATCACACATAACTTTTATGCTTATGAGGATAAGGTTGATAGGGGCCTCTTTTATGAAGCCGTTACGGTCTTACAGGTCGTATCATGCATTCGGGTAGTGACGGATTTAATTATTCAACATGAGGGTGACATAAGTAAAGAGGTCTGTAAGTCCATTACGCTTGATATTTTATCATCAGTCTTTGAATCCAATTTCGATGCAACTTACGAAGAGATTAAGACTTTATATAGTGATGTTAAGAGCGAGTAGGGGATTTCAGTTTTGAAAAGAAATAATTTAGAAGTACAAATGGACATTTACGAGGCGGAAATAAAGGCCTTGGAAAAGCGTATAGATAGGGTTGATATGCTTGTCAAGTTGATCTTCCTTTTGATTTTTATTTTGGGAATCTTTTATATAAAGGAAAATTTAAAATGAATGGTAAAGTAAAGACCTATACGACTAAAGAGTGGATCTTTTAAAAGGAGGACTTTGAATCCAATTTCGATACGATTTATGGCGAGCTTAAGACTTTATATATAGTAATGTTAAAAGAGAATAGGAGATTTCAGATATGAAAAACTTTGGTGATGTATTAAAAGGGCTAAAAGAGAATCCTAAAATGAGTGCGACCCGTAGAGCGTGGAGAGGATGTACAACACTCTCCTTTCCTGTTGTTATGTTACAACTTCCAGATAAGTACTCTAAGATGACAGAGCCTTATTTGTATATGAAAAAAGCAGGATTAGACGGAGAGGATAAACTTTTTCCTGTAGACCTCTCTTGTGAATCGTTATTAGCTGAAGACTGGGAGCTATTAAGAAATGAGTGATAAAGTAAAGACATATAGTCTTAAAGAGTGGAGGGCCAAGGGCAAAGAGCTTTATGGGACGGATGACATTCTTGAATGGCCTTTAGTATGTCCTAATTGTGGAACGATACAAAAGGGGATAGACCTTTTACAAGAAGGTATGGAGGCAGATAAGGCCTTAAACTATTTAGGGTTCAGTTGTATCGGAAGATTTAATAGTAAGAATAAAAAAGGTTGTGACTGGTCTTTAGGAGGATTATTTCAGATTCACGAGGTAGAGATTGAAATGGATGGTGATACACGACCAGTTTTTAATTTTCACGAAGAGGGTAAAGAGTGAATAGCAAAGAGAGGGAATTACAATTAATGATTGCGGAGGACTTAGCAAAGTTTGTCTATGATCCTATCTCTTATGTGCTATGGGCGTTTCCTTGGGGTAAAGGGGCCTTAAGAGGTTTTACAGGGCCTAGGAAGTGGCAAGAAGAGTTCTTAGGAGAGTTAGGCGATCTTGCTAAGGACAGAGCTTTTGATGGTGTTCATCCTGTAGAGCCTATTCAAATGGCCAGAGCGTCGGGACACGGTATTGGTAAGGCGTTATGCGCTAAAGATACAGTGCCAACACCTTTAGGCATAAAAACAGTAGAAGATATCAAAGAAGGGGATTACCTATTTGGAGAAGAAGGCAAGAAAGTTAAGGTCTTTAGCACTAAACGGTATGAAGATTGTCCTTTTTATAAAGTAACTTTTTCGGATAATTCTTCTATAGAGGTTTCCACTGGTCATTTATGGAAAGTGAAAGGGAGGCAAGAAAGAAGACAAGGCCTTGATAGCTGGAGAGTTCTGTCTACTAAAGAGCTACTTGCTCTGGGGGTAAAAAGGCCTAATGGTGTTAAGAGTACAGCGCAATGGGAGATCCCTAAAAATAAAAAGGTTGAGTATCCGGATAAGCGTCTAGGGGTAGACCCATATATTTATGGTGTTTGGTTAGGAGATGGAGACAAAAGATCAGGACGTATAACTAATAAAGATCAAGAAGTTTGGGACTTAATAGGAAGGGTGTATAACCACAAACCGATAGACCTTAAAGAGAATTATGTTTGTACGCCATACGGTTTATGCTCTGATTTAAAAAAGGAAGGGCTTTTTGGTTGCACAACATATAGCGCAAGTATTGACCGAAGATATATAGAAAGCGGCCAACGACTTGAAGTCCTCCAAGGGCTTTTAGATACAGATGGTTGGGTAGAAAATAGTTGTGGTGCTGCTGCTTTTTGCTCATCATCTAGGCAGTTAGTTAGAGATGTCATAGAGGTAGCAAGGTCTTTAGGGCTTATCGCTAGACAAGAGAAATTTAAACCAAATGCATGTGCAGGGGCTTGGGTCACGCATATAACGTGGGATGGGGAAACACAACTTTTTAAAATAAAAAGAAAGCAAGAAGCATTAATATGCCCCTCTCAAGATAGGTATTTTAAAAGATGGATTACTAAGATAGAACCTATAGGCAACAAATTAGGAATATGCTTTCAGGTTAATGGTGAACTTTTTTTAACTAAGGATTATCACGTCACACATAATTCGGCAAATAGTAGTTGGGTTATAAAATGGATATTAGATACACGTCCATTTAGTAAAGGGGTGGTGACAGCTAACACCTCTGATCAGTTACGAACTAAGACATGGGCCGAAGTGGGTAAGTGGCATTTTTTAAGTTTAACTAAGCACATGTTTGAGTACCATGCGACTAAAGGAAATATGAACTTAGTGAGCGTTGAGAATCCAGAGCAATGGAGATGTGACGCTATGACCTCAAGAGAGGAAAATAGTGAAGCGTTTGCAGGGCTTCACGCTGCTAGTTCTACTCCGTTTTTTCTTTTTGATGAGGCCTCAGCTATTCCGGAGAAAATTTTTGAAGTTGCTCAAGGAGGTTTGACGGATGGTGAGCCTATGTTTTTTCAATTTGGAAACCCGACAAGGAACACAGGATTTTTTAGGAGCTGCTTTGGTAAATTGGCGCATAGGTGGAAGACTAAGCAAATAGATAGCAGAACTGTAGAAGGAACTAACAAAGAACTAATGAGTAAATGGGTTGAGGACTATGGAGAGGATTCAGACTTTGTTAGAGTAAGGGTTAGAGGAACATTTCCTAGGGCGGCAGTTTGTCAGTTAATAAGTGGAGAGTTAGTCACCAATGCGGTCAAGAACAAGTTACATTTTAGTAAATACGACTTCGCTCCTAAGATCTTAGGGGTAGATGTTGCTTGGTATGGTGATGACAGGAACGCAATATTTTTACGACAAGGTTTAGCGGCCAAATTGCTTTGGCAAGGGCGTGAAGTTGATAGCGTAGACGTTGCAGGGTTAGTGGCGCAATATGAGGATGAGCATGGTACAGATGCGACTTTTATAGATGCTGGGATGGGTAATGGGGTTATAGATCAGTTGAGGCGACTAGGTCGAAATCCGATACCTGTTTATTTTGGGGGAAAGTCTAATAATCCGCAATATTTAAATAAGCGATCTCAGATGTGGGGGGATATGAAGGATTGGTTAAAGTTGGGTGCTATGATTCCTGATATCTCGGAGTTATTTGACGATTTGACAGGGCCTGAGTATTTCATGACTCTTAAAGGTCAGGTACAGTTAGAGAAGAAAGAGGATATGAAAAAGAGGGGTCTATCGAGTCCTGACTTGGCCGATGCTCTTGCTTTAACCTTTTCCGATCCAGTTTATAAGGCCTCTAGTTTGGAGGGTATAAAAGGGTTACAATATGGTAATGTTGGAAAAGTTAAGACTGAATACGACCTTTTTGATTAGGAGGATATAAAATGTGTAGCTCACATTTAGTTGAGGAAGTAATAAGCGAAGGTAAAGAGGCCTTTGGGAGTGTAGAAGAGTTTTTTGAACAACAGTATGGAAATCTTACAGACCCTTTAACATCGCAGCTATGGGAGACAATATCGGGGTTTGTTAGGCCCGGAATAGACGATGTTAAAAAACCTATTAATTCACTTCTGAAACCTATCATAAAGCCTATAGATGAGTTTGCAGATACGGCGGCAGATATGGGGCAAGGTCTTTTAGAAGCGGGAGAGTTTGGGGCCGAAGTTGCAGGGCAGGGGATAGGGCAAGGGCTTGGAGAGTTAGTGACGGAGCCTTTTGAATTGGCCCAAGATGCTGTTGGAGACTTATCTCAAGGTGTCTTAGGGCCTTCAGCCGCCTTTTTAGCTGCACCAGTAGAGGGAGTTTTAGGGGCCTTAGGAGATTATTACGACGGAGGAAATAAGCCCGTTAAAGCTAATTACCCATCTACTAGCGCACGATATTGGGACGATCCTATTTCTAGAAAATATATGAATTTTGGGGAGGGTAAAACTTTACTTACAGGTGGTCAAGGTGTCAGAGGTGGTTCCTCTTCTAGGCCTACTACTGTAGGGGCAAAAAATATATTAGGACTTTAAGGGGGCGAAAAATGTGTATAAGTAGTTTAAAAGGTGGGCTTGATATAGGGGAGGGATTAGATAGGTTGATTAAGCCAGTTACCACTACTATAGGTAGGGGGGTTAATAATGTGGTTGGGAGAGTACCTATTGTTGGTAAACCTGCTAATAAGCTTTTAGATTGGCAGGCCTCATTTTTGGAAAAAGAATTTGCTGATATACCTTTTATGGATAGACAGAATAAGTATATGGGTGAAATGTATACAGGAAAAAACAACGAGGATAGAGCTAGAGAGGCGCAGAACCAGATAGATTATGCTTCACAAGGAATGGACCTTGGAGATGACTTAGAACCTTTGACAGAGGAAGAAGAGTTATTGGCCGCTAAAAGAGCTAGGTACTTAGAGGATATGAGAGCTAAAAGGTATAGAGGACATTACAGTACGATATTAACAGGGCCTCAAGGGGCGAAGGGTTCAACTCCTACAAGTGGAACGCCTTTAGTTGGAAAGGGTTTAAGACGAAATGGGCCGAGATACATATAGGAGTTTTTCAGATATGGAAAATGAATCAGAAGTTAAAAAGTATCGAAAGCGGTTTAAAGATTTAAGGAATGAGCAGAGTTCTTGGCGTTCACACTGGGACGATATTGCGAGGTTTACACTTCCAAGAAAAGGTAAATTTTTAACCTCTTTAGATGCGAAAGATAAGGTTGATGGGAATAAGAGACATCAAAAGATAATAAACGGAACTGGGGGGGAAGGGCTAAAGATCTTGGCCGCAGGGATGCAAGGGGGTATGACCTCACCATCACGGCCTTGGTTTGTCCTTACACTTAGGGATGATGAACTAATGGAGTATCAACCGGTGAGACAATGGTTGACAGATGTTAGAGATATCATCCTCGGTGTTTATGCAAGGTCAAACTTCTACGGAAGTATGCACAACATTTATAAAGAACTCGGATGCTTTGGGGTTGCTTCTCAATTGCAAGAAGAAGATTTTAAGACCATGATAAGGTTTAGACCTTTTACTATTGGCGAGTATATGCTTGCTTTAGATTCCAGGTATAGGCCTACGAGTTTATTTAGAACTTTTAGTTTGACAGCGCATCAAATGAGAGAAAAGTTTGAGTTGAGTCGATTGAGCGATGCAGTAAAAGAGTCTATTAGGTCTAATAATTTAGACAAAAGATTTTTAGTGAACCATGTGATTGAGCCTAATAGATCTGTTAACCCTGACATGTTTGGGCCTCCAGGCCAGAGTTATAGGTCTATGTACTTTGAAGAAAAGTGCGATAACGAAATGTTCTTGAGGAAGAAGGGCTATGATGATATGCCTTTTATTGCTCCAAGGTGGGACGTGACAGGGACAGATGAATATGGAACTTGTCCAGCTATGGAGGCCTTAGGTGATATAAAGATGCTTCAAAAGTTAGAAGAGAAATCTTTAAAGGCCTTAGATAAAATAATAGATCCTCCGTTAAATGCGAACCCACAACTTAAAGGGCAAGGGGGATCTATTGTTCCGGGCCATGTTAATTACCTTAATATTCAACAGGGGCAATTAGGCTTTGAGCCTGTCTATCAAATTAATCCAGATTTACAGAAGGTAGAATTTAAGATAGAGAGGACAGAGGAAAGAATTAAGCGAATGTTCTTTAACGATTTATTTTTAATGATCGTTAATGACCAAAGGTCTAATACGACAGCGTATGAGATAGCGAAGAAGCACGAAGAGAAATTGCTTATGCTAGGGCCTGTTATAGAGCGTATTCAGTCGGAGAGTCATGATCCAACTATAGAGAGGACTTTTAATATTCTTGAAAAGTTTGGTGCGATACCTCAACCACCAGAAGAGATGCAAGGGCACGAGATTAAGGTAGAATATATTTCAATACTTGCTCAAGCGCAAAAGATGGTAGGGACCACGAGCATCGAGCAGACGGCCTCTTTTGTAGGCAGCTTAGCTGCTGTCAATCCAGAAGCGGTTGATAAGTTAAATGTAGATGAGGCCATAGACGAGTATGCAAATCTAACAGGCGCACCACCTAAGATGATAAGAAGTGATATCGACGTGATGAAGGTTAGGCAACAGAGAGCGCAGCAACAGCAAGCTGCGGCCCAAGCGGAGCAAGGTCAAAATATGGTTCAAGGTGCAAAAGTTTTGAGTGACACTAAGTTAGAAGGGGATTCGGCCCTTGATAATGTGGTAGCAGCAATGGGAGGAGTTCAATAGTGGAAGATGGGTATAACGCCTCTAATGAAGAGTTAGTAAAGCAGCAAAGGGAATATTTAAAGACTCAATCAGAGACTTTAATGGAAGATTACAGGAAGTTGCTTAGAACTCCTGAGGGCCGTAGATTTTTTAAGCATTTTTTCAAAATAGGAAAATTGACAGATATTTCTATGACAGGCAATAGTTGGACTTTTTTTCATGAGGGCCATAGAAATTTTACTAAAATAGTTTATAATGAGATATGTCAGGCCAATGCTAA